ATAGTACGTTCAGGATTGGCATGTATACATTGAACAGGTACTAGTTCTCCCTCAGAATTAAGATAAGATAAACCCCCCAGTGTAGAAATTATATATCTTAAAGATTCTCTATAAAAAAGAGGAATTTTACTTACTTTTGAAGTTCTTTGAGCAATCCTATTTCGTGCCCACACAAAAGGATCCTGGTGCATAATTTCATCTGGAAAAGTCTCTGATGATGTACTTTCTATTAACCTAGATCTAGTTTCAAAGCTCATCGTATCGTTCCTTTAAAGTTTTAATTTCATCTGGGCGACCCATAGATTCTGATGTTTGAGTAAGAGGAGTATCTTGAACGTCAGCAGAATCTCGTAAGAGTTTAGCAGTACAAGCAAGATGGTAGACTCCATAAATTTCAAAGCTATCTTCCTGTACCTCAATAATTTCATACTTTTGATTCTGAAAACGAGGCTTAAGCACATCCCCTGGTTTTATTTCCCCGTTAATTTTCTGTTCTATATAACTCTTGTTAAAAACAAAGATCTGATCATTGGTTAGTTCAATACCAAACTGACTAAGATTTTCTTCTAAAACCTTAGGCTCGTAATGACCATAAATTAAAATAGGTTCTTTAGCTATAGGCTTATTACGAGCTTCCATATACACTTCATCAAACTGAGTCTCACCCTGAAGATATGCATAGTAAAGTATCTCCGACCCTGATATCTTAATCATCTCATCATCTACCAGATTAAATAGATTAATATCTGGATTAGCAGGATCAAAGAAGTTTAATTGACCCGTCGAATCCTCTAGCTGAGGAAGAGGGGGTGGAGTAACACCAACTTTGAAATTCTTTTTTGACATTAGTATGTTGAGAACCTAGCGGGTTCTTCGAATTCATCTACTAGTCGTTGAAAAAGTTTTTCTTTTTCTTCTGCACTTTCTTTAACTAGCTGTCCCCCGTTGAGTCTTGCTCCTCCTCCTGGTGAAGGTACTGTTTCATACTTCCCTCTAATTTGCCCTAAAGTTCCTTTAGCACATGCTAAAGCGTAAAGCTGAATCCAGTTTCTATAAGCAGGATGTAAAGTATCAGAGTTGAGGGCTCGATAAATTAAAATTACTGTTTGTAAATTTGTTACAGGTCGAGGTTCAATAATTAAATATCTGTTGTCCAAGATAGAGAAAGAACCTTCTTGCCCCAAAATCTTACGCATCATCTCTAAGTTTTGTTGAAGAAGATAGAAATCTCCTACTCCAAAATTTTGGAATAGATAGTTGTCTTGAAAATACTTAATAAAGAAATCAAATTCTAGAGTACCCGCCTGAGACTGAATAGATAGTAAAGTCTTTTTATATACCACATACTCCAGAGTATTAAGAATGTAAGAAGGAATTTCATAAGTATTTATTCCTTGGGTGGTCTGAAAAGTAGCCATCTGTAGAGCAAACAAAGGGGCATGATTATACATAGTCCCTACCGACTCATCAATACACGTCTTAATTTGATAAGGAGTAAGCTCTACTCGAACTACAGGATGACCTAGTCTAGCTAAGATAAAATCTTTTAGATTCTCTTCAAAGTGAGTCCACTCAACACCATCAACCATTGTGGTATTATTGAGTTTGCTATAATCAATCTCTCCACTGGTCTTAGTAGCAGCATTGATATTTTTTCCCGCATAAGGAGCAAAAGTGTTTCCCCATGATGCTAGATTTGGCTTAACTGGCATTAGATTTTTCCCCTATCCATATATAGGTAAAAAATAAGGGCCAGGAATATTATTTCCTGGCCCTTATTAGTTTTCAACTACTTTACTCTACCTAATTAGAATCCACTGTCACCAGGCACGTTATAACCAGTACCGATGTTAGTACGAGCCTTGAAAGCAGGCTGGAAGAGGAAGTCGGCAGTAGCTCCTACCATGCGAATTATACGATAGAACTTCGACGCAGGAGTTACAGCAGCCTTACCGTAACGGGTAAGGATTCCCTTCCTTGGCTGGAAGGTCTGTGGATCAGTGATCGTTGGGAGCTGCTGGAGAGGAATGTATGGGCAGTAAACATACCCAGCATCCATAGGACCAGCGCCCTTATAACCAATCATGATCTCGTCTTCTGGATACATAGGATCTACATAGAGATCATACTTACCAGCGAACTTACCTTTGTAAGCAATTGAGTTAGCGGTAATGTTCGTAGGACGATCGGCAGGAAGCATCCCGCCCTCAAGCTTCGCAGCAGACTCAAGCATAGAAGCGATGATTGGAGAGGTGATCAGCCAATTACCAGGACCACGGAAGGTGGTACGGTAAATGTCATTCGAAGCGAAGTTAATCGCCGCGAGGACGTTAGCATATACCTGACCAACGTGCTGTGGAGCAAATGGGTTAGCTCCTGAACGGATAAACATCCCTGAGAGGTCGAGCAAGTAAACATTGCTGTCCTGACCAGAAGTGCTTCCCGTACCAGCATTAGCAAAGTCGTACAGATATTCTACAGGAGTAAAGCTATCCGTATTAGCACCACCCTGGCCCTGACCTGGAGCCGTTGGAGTGTTCAACCCCGTCCGACCAAAGTTGTTGGAGTTACCCATGTCAAGAGACTCACGGTTCCAACCAGTAACACCCGAAGGGTCATATGCGACCATGCGTAGGTCTTCGATAAGCTCACGGTCGATCTCCAGGGTTAGCTCCTTGGAGAGAAGGTCCGTTAACTCACCCTCAAGATCGAGGTTGTGGTATGCACGAAGATCCTGAGCAGCCTCTAGAGTCCAGAGGGCTCGCATCTTGCGAGTACGAGCAACAACTGGTTGCTGCTCAATGTGCATGTTCATTTCAGGGATTTCGTCACCCGAAAGAGCTTCACCAGCCGAAACAGCGTAACCAAGAATGGTGGAAGCGTCAGGCCAAGAAGCGATCTGACCACCCATCGTAGTCGATGGAACACCAGAGGCTTCACCTAGAACAGCACTGAACTGAACCACATTACCAGTAGCGTTTATGTTAGCACCGCTAAAGATAGAACTTGCCGTCTTACCAGCATAGGTGAGGCGATACTTATTGTAGATCATCTCAGTACGACCCCACGCACCAGCGTGACGATCGCAACCTAGATAGAAAATCTGAGAAACAGGACCACCCATTGGCTGAACACCGACGATGTTATTAGCAATGAGCTGGGGGTAGACTCGACGAACGAGAGGGAATGCAAACTTCTGGAAAGTGCCAAGCTTACCAACCGTAGTTGGAGCGTCAGCTTCGTCTATGCGATCATTCTTTTCAGAAATAATAGACTTGGCCTGGTTCTCCAGAAGTTGTGCAGTTACTTTACGAGTATAATCATTGCTGATTCCCTCAAGTACGGGACTCCACTTAGTTAATAATGGTGAATTATCTTGTAACATAGTGTATTTCCTTACTTAAGTTTTAAATTGAGGCATGAACTTCATAACCTCTGGGGTTAAGAGGTCATTTACAGCCTGAGCATCAGGTTTGTTTGCCTCCCTTTTATCAACATCTTCAGTGATGATCAGTGCTTTTTCGGAAGACTTGAAAGGCTCATCTTTAGATTCCTCTAAAATAGTGACTGCCTCTAAAAGCGTAGCCTTATCTTCTTCAAGCTTGTCAACTTTCTGGGACAGAGCGTAGAGAGAGGTATGAATCTTTTCGTTTTCCTCAAAAGATTTTCTGAGTTCATCCGTCAAGATAGTTACTTCCTCTTCAAACTCTTTTTGTTCTTCAACAAGATCCGAAATTGCATTAGACTTATCGTTCTTGTTTAATTCTAAAGCCATTAGAGTCTTTACAGATTCAAATAGAGACGCATTTCGCATCGTCTCATTCTCTTCTTCTAATTCTCGTAACGCTTGCTCTTTCAATTCATCAACTCTAGCACGCATGAATCCCTTAACTTTAGATTCTAACTCTCGAATCTTGTCTGCAACTTGCTCAGAGATGACAGTATTTACTAACGCTGCTATTTCACTAATAGCTGCTTCAGAGAGATCCTCTGGCAGCAGCTCTGCGATTGGTAGCGTTTGTTCCGTTTTATTTTTGTCCATTTATAAACTCCGGGTATCAAATTATGTACGATGGTTAAGGATAAAATATTAAAAAATTTTATTTTTTGTATAATTTATTTTTAAGCAAACGTATAAATACCTTTTCAGATAAAGCTTTATCATAAGTAGCTTTAACAGTATCCTTAATAAACTTCGAATCAATACTTTCATTTACTAAGCCAGGAAAGGCTCCCTTAGTAGAGGGATCTGCAACAAGATCAAAAGTAACTAACTTATAATCATCATTAACAAATGAGAGATCTCCTCTTTCAGTAAGAGATCCCATACCTCTAGAAGATATTCCTAATTTTACTCCCCCCTTAATCAATGCTTGAGCGACTTGACCGCAAGGGGTATTAAGAATTTCAGCTTCCCCTAGCATGTCTTCCCCCTTCATGTGTAATTTAGTTACCAAATGAGATACATTGCCTAGCTTTACTGCATCGTTTGAGGGATGATCGAGTTCTCCCATTAAACGTCGTTCGCTGATAGCCTCATCTAATCTTTTCATTTCTCGTACTAAGAGAGTTTTCTCATAAATTCTATTATTTTGATTAGGAGTATCGGCTCGCTGAAAGATCCCAGCAATTCTCATGGTCCCGTTGCTTTTAGATTCTTCCAACACTTGAAGATTTTCAATAACAAAAGTATCTGTAATAAACATTACTTTTTCCCCGCTGCTTTTTTAGAATTTTTAATTTTATCTTTAGCTCCTGGCCCATACTTTTTCATAATTCTTCCACTATGAGTACTACCATGCTTCAACGAAGTTCTCATTGAATGAGCCTTAACACTTTTCCAATCAGAGGAAGGAGTAGCTGATCCAGGAGTGAATCCTTTAGCAATTTTTCCTTTACTCTTCTCACCCCAACCGGCTTTAGAGATAACATAAAGTCTGTCTGAACCTTTAGTGCTAAATATCTGACCGACATAACCTTGCTCTAAAGCCTTAGCGATTGTAGCAAAAATTCTTACACGAGACTTACCAGCCGTCACATCACCTTTTTCTTTAGGTTTCTTTTTTCCTTCAAGGATAGTAAACAAGGTCATTTAGCTGCTTTCTTTTTCCTAAGTCTTTTAAGAATAGCTTTCATAGGATCTTCTTCCTCGGGCTCCTCCTTTTGTGGAGGAGCCGGAGCACCAATCCCCATCCCTACAGTCGTCCCCATTTCAACCAAAGTTTGTTTAAAATTAACAAGTAAATCTTTTACTTCCTGAACCAAACTCTTTAATTCAGCTACCTCAGAAATAGGTTGAGGAGAAGGAACCTCCTCCTTCACCGCAGGAGTAGGAAACATAGGAGCCTTACCTTCAACTATACTATTTATAAAATCATCAGGAACCTCAACATCAGAAATGTCTGGTGCCTGTTCAGTAGCATTAGCAGAATACACAGAAGGATCAGGCTGAATAGTAGGGGGCAAAGGAGGCCCCCTACTATTAAATTCTTCCTGAGCTAAAATTTGTTCAGCAATATCTCCAACTGAAATGGTCATAACTTAACTTCAGCCTTCAGAAGCTTGATTCTTTAAAGATTCTACTTTATCCATAGTTCTCTGGCGAGAAGTATCTTCATCCTCTTCATACTCTTCGTCCAGACCTTCATCTTCTTCTTCTATAGACATAAGAGCGTCTTGGATCTTAGAAATATGCTCTACTACCTGATCGTCAGTAAGAGCCTCATCCAAAACCGACTCACATAGCGGACACATATGCTCATCTACTTCTTCATACATCTCATCCGTAGGACAACCCTTGGAAGCTTTTTCATAATCTTCTTCGCCTGGATCAGTCTTGGACTTGTCGCCCTTACGAGCATCAGTAGTGAAATCAGGCTTGTCCTTCTTTTTCTTACCAGCGCCTTCGTCGCCCTTCTTCTCGCCGGAATCTTTCTTCTCTACCAAGGAAACACGAGCGGCATCCCAAGCAGCATTCTTTACGAGAGAAGCAATAAAACTCTCTTCAACTTTAATATTGTCGTTCATAATAGTTTCCTTGTTATTAGCTCAGGACAAGATGTCCCTCTTAGATATTTATATACCTTATTCACTATACATTATTTTTTATTTTATTTTGTTATTCTACAGGATCAGGTCCATTTACAAAAACATCTATAGATGCAGTGGTTAGAAAATGGACATAGCCATAAGCGTCTCCTAATCCTCCCATACCTAAACCATTTACAAAAACATTTAAAGATCCTACATCCAAAGTAGAAGTGCCAACTTCACATCCTACAAAAGGATGCTCTTCCATAGCATCTCCAGGGCGATCTAATCCGTCTGCTCTAACCACTCCTCGTGTATTAACAAAAACATCCAAAGAAGCTTCGGCTGCACTATAAACAGCAGGATCCTTACAGTTATCTCCTATTCCATGAGGGGAATATACCAAATCACCTAATGTTGCTACGCCAGGCATTAGAAAAGCTTTCCCACATACTTATAAGGATAATAATCCTTAGAAGGAGTAATGGTCTGCACTTGTTGTGAAGATAAGGAAGTTCCTCCCTCTTTT